TAGCCGCTACAGCAACCACGTCAACATCGTCAATCGCTTTAGTAGGCACTGACGGCGGCCTCGCTACCGCAGCAACCATCGCCGCAACCACTGCCACGCCCATATGCGCTGACGCCAATGGCGGCATAACCACTACCGGGTGCCAGTTGCTTGCTCCGGGATCCAACATCAAGTACGTTTCGCCAAATTGTGGCACGCAAGCGAATTGCTATGGCGCTAAGGGTGATGTGCGCATAACCGCAGACTGTGCCACAACGAATACGAGTCCCACGGTAACCAGCGCGACAGCAGCGTTCACCAGCGCCGACATAGGCAAAAAGCTGTTCTGCATCAATCCCGCAACGGGAGCAGCCGTCAATCGTGGCACTGTTTCGTCGGTCCAATCCGGTACCTCCATCACCAGCTCTGCCAATTCCACAGCGACAACGACGTTAGCGACATTGGAAGTTGGAACCGACGATGCCGCGGCATTCCACAACGCTTACGCTGCAGCCATCACCGGAAACCAGGGGATCTCGCTACCTTGCGGCATGTTTTTGCTGGATAGCAACGCTCCGGTGTTCAATGAGGGCGCGACCGGCAACATATCCCAGAATTACTCAGTTTCTGGCTGTTCAGAAGGCGGCACCAACGCTACGACGTTTATTCTTGGCCCGGATCTACTGGATACTGCGGGAGATCTGGTTGTCTCGATGCCGCTGGCTGCTTCTGGCGCTACATTTCCGCTATTCAATCGTGGCAGCTCGTTTGGCGCTTATAACCTGCAAATCACCGGGCTGAGTTATCTGAGCGCCGCCGCTTTCACCGTGGTTGACACCTTGCGGGCCAGGAACTTGCGCATCTACGACATGAATTCATCGGCGATCTGCTTTGACGTTTCCTACCAAGGGGCTTTCGGTGGCGAGACAAATTTCGATCATATGAACCTGCAAACCAACAGTGGCGTTTTGGCTACCAACACCTGTGGCGGAATACAGATCCTTGAGGGCACGTCAGACTCAGAAGCGCAGGGAAACAACGTCATATCGAACTCCATTATCGCGTTTCTGAGCTACAAAGGCATTGTCTTTCAGGCTGGCGGCGCTTCTGGCTCGGCGGGAGTTTGGCCTTTGTTGTTGCTAAACGATTACATGATAAGCGTTGGCGGTGCAGCTGCGAACATGATTGGCGTATCAGCGTCCGGGCAGGTCAACATCCAGGGCGGCTATTACCAGCCAAACTCCACAACTGCGGGCATGTTTATCTCAGATGGCACAGCTAACGCTGGTTTCAACATCTCCAATGCCGTTATATATGCGTTCAATAGGCCTGTCTTTGGCCCTGACGGCAACTTTATCAAGATGCGTGATACCAAAATCAACGGCATCACCGCAGCTACTTTCTTTCAATCCACAAGCATTGGCACATCGCATTTCTACAATCTTGGCGGAAACACACTCTCCGCGCTGCCAACCACGAACGTTCCTATCTATGTGAACACCTCAAGCGAAGCACAGACAGTTACATGCGCTACGAGCGCAGCGACAGTGACCTATGGCGGCACATATCTCGCAAATCCATTTGTAGCTGTGTATGACCGGACAACGACGGGCCTGGTTACAGTCACGTCGCAGAACTTAACGACATTGGTTCTCGGCTGCCCTGGCGCCAGCGATGTTTTGAACGTGACATTGACTCCTAACGGATTTTAGTGACACCAGAACAACCCCTAGCGGCTCAGCCGCCTCCTGAAGCACAGCCTCAACCGCAGCAAACGCAAGCCCCGCCTAACCCTGACCCTCCTGAAGAGTTACAAATCGCGCTGTGGACGTTGCTCATGGATCAGGAACGCGAGGACGAGATACCCCGGCGCATGGAAGTTTTGGAGATTCTCAAGCGGCGGTTGTTCTTCCGCGGCGAGCAGTACTGGTGGTGTGATGAGACGCAAGGGCTGTGGTATCCGCCCAACGTTTGCCCACCTACGATGAGTAATGAAGAGTTTGAGGCTAATCAGCCCGCATTTCGCCATGTGACAAACATTGTTCAGTCTACGTTACTTGGGCTGTGTTCCGTCCTTACACAGAATAACTCAGCTTCGCGCTTCTGGCCTGAGAAGGCAAGCGATCCTAACGATGTAGCGACTGCCAAGCAAGCGAGCAAGGTTTCCGATTTCGTCCACCGGAACAATGACTGGCCAAACCGCTTGGACGAGATGTCCTACTACATGGGAACGGACGGCTTCCTAGGCGGGTACGTTCGCTACGTTTCGGACGCCGAGCGCTTCGGAACTGATGAGCACGACATCCTAGCCGCTATGCCTGTCCCGATTGGCCCTCCTACGGTTAATTGTCCTAACTGTGGGTTTGGCGATGAAGGCACGACGGAAGCGGCCCCAACTTGCCCGGATTGTGGTGAAGCGTTGCAGGACCAGCCGCCACCCACGGCAATGGTGCCACAGCATGTAGGAACAATCCAGATTCCCCGCGGGCAGGAAGTCATCAGCATCGTCCCGGCGCTCCAGCTTAAGCGCACGATGTGGGCGGATGAGCAAAAAGACTTCCTATACCTCGAATGGATTACTGACCTACACCGCGCGAAGGCGATTCAGACCTACCCGGACAAGGAAGACAAGCTGCGCGGCGGTGGCGAAGGCGATGGCGGCACGGGAACAGCGTCGAGTTATGAGCGCATAGCCCGAAGGATTCTCTATCTAGGCACTGGCCGGCATAGCGGGATGATCCTAAAGGATCTAGGCACTTTCCGGCGCTGCTGGATTCGCGCCACCGCTTTCTTTTCCCTCGCAGGGCATTCCGATCAGGAATCAGCACCCTGTGTACGTTGCCAGCTGCAGCAACTCTATCCCGATGGCGTGTATGTGGTGTTTTTCAATGATGTGTTTTGCGAAGCACGCAACGAAGGCATGGACAAGCGCTGGGAGACGATGCACACCATGCCGGGCGAAGGGCAGCTGCGCGAGACGCTCATCAGCGCCATCATGCCCATTCAGGAACAGCTAAACGACGCTATCAACTTATTGTTTGAGATTTGCATGTATGGCGTACCGGAAGGTTTCGCGCACGATTCACTGATTGACCAGGAAGCACGATCCGCACAAACCGCCAACGCAGGCAACATCACACCGGTAACCGTCCCAGCGGGCGGCAATATCGACGCGCTGCTGAAGTTCACTCCTGCCACGGAACCATCCGAAGGGATGATGAAGTATATCGACATGCTGCTGAACAGCATCCCTCAGATGCTTTCAGGCTACTTCCCGGCACTGTTTGGCGGCGACACGGGCGGCAACGATACCGCGCAAGGCATTGCGATTCAACGTAACCAAGCTATGGGCCGTATCGGGCGAGCGTGGCGGCGGATGCAAATCTTCTGCGCCAACCTCGATGGCAAAGCAGTGGACTGTTTCGCGGAAAGCCGCACCGAGGATGTGGAAGTCCCGAAGGAAAACGAATCCGGAGACTTCGACTCCGACACTATCCAGCTAAAAGACATGCAAGGGAATGTCACTGCCTTCCCGGAAGTGGATGCGCAATATCCCATTCTTCAGAGTGACATCCGGTCGCTAGTTCTGAACATGTGGAATACAGTCGGCGACAATCCGCTATTCATGCAAGTGGCTTCTGATCCCAACAATCTGGAATACATCTTCCGCCAGCTAGGCATGAATGACATTGAGATACCCGGCGAGCAGCAGCGCATCAAGACTTACCGAGACATCCAACAGCTGACCGCTCCTGGCCAGCAACCAATTCAAGCGCCACCTATCCCCGCGCAGCCTCCTGGGCCAATGAACCCGCAAGGCACGCCAGCGCAGCCAGGACCATTACTGCCCAGCGTTCAGCCCGACCCTGACGTAGACAATTTGCAGGTAGCAGGGCAGACCGCACAGACCTGGCTGATTAGCGATGCAGGCATGGAAGCGGCACAAGCCAATCCGGCAGGCTACGCCAACGTGAAAGCGTTCAAGAAAGCCTGCGACCAGCTGGTTAAGCAGAAGGAATTGCAGACCGCACTTGCCGCGGGCGCCATGCAAGATAGCGGGCCAGCAAAAGATTTGGGCGGAGCGGAAGCTATGGAGCCACCGCCTAATCACGGAACAGCAGGACCACCCCAGCAAGAACCTCAAGGAGGAAGTGACGATGCTTCATAACATTCAGGAAGTAACCCAGCAAGAGCGGCGCACCAAGCAGGCACCGATACCACTACCCGGTGTGGAGCGTCGCAAGGCGCAAGTACCACTGAGTCAGTCAGTCAAGATTACCGCGTCGTGGTTTGTGTCACGCGCGCTTGCGATTGGCGCACCTGTTTTTAAGATGACGCCGGTACCGGGCGGCGCAAATCCCGGCAGCGAACAAGAGTTTTTGCTGGAACTTATGATCCCAGCAAAAGTGGTGGTGCAGGCGGCTCCAACACAACCTCCCAAGGCGGCTCCCGTGCCGCCTGCGCCAGCCAAACCCGTTGTACCCGCAGTAAGGCCGGCGACAACGCCGGTTGTAGCACCAGCAGCAAAGCCGGCAGTACTACCGCCGGCGCAGCATCCGTTAGCGAAGTAGCTCCATCCAGGGTCGCACCCTTAACAGCGTAGGAGCGTGAATGTCTGTAGAAACTGCATTTGCAGCACTAGAAGGGGCAAGCGCGGCCCCGGTTGTACCGCCTGCCGCATCGCCAACGGCACAGGAACCAACGCCGGAAGTGCAACAACCTGCCGAGGGGCAGCCGACTGTCGAACAGCCGGAAACACCGACTCCCGAAGCTGCGGAACCTGAAGTTGAAACGGAACCTAACCTGGAGGAAGCGCCCGAAAGCAGTGGCGACTTTGGGAAGTATAAGCCGCTGTTCAAGGACCATCCAGAACTACGCAACATCATTGGCCGGGAGAAAGCGTACTCGGAACTAGGCAACTTCTCGGAAGTCAGGGAGGTTATCCAGCGCATACCGAGCGTAGCTGATGCCGAGCAACTGGTAGCCGATTCTGAAAACAAGCGCCTGCTAGGGCAAACCTTCCGCGAAGATGTTCCAACCTTTGTGGAAAGCCTGAAGGAAAGCGATCCGCTTGCATTCCAGAAGTTCGCTACAGACTTACCAGAAGTACTCCGCGAATCCGACCCACAACTCTGGAGCCAACAGGCCAAGTCCTATACCGACACGGTTCTAAACAACGTTCTGCTGATTGCGCAACAGGAAGGTGACCAAGCGCTCTACGACGCCGTGCAACTAGTCGCAGCGCGAGGCTTGCAAACCAGACTAGGTCAGCAAGCTGCACCCATTGCCAAGCCAAACTCGGAACTCGCACGCCTCCGTCAGGAACTCGACCAGCGAAAGCAGGCCGAGTCCGAAAGCGCTTTCAATTCCTTCTGGAACCAGACTGATGAAGTCGTCATGAACGATGCATTGACGAACATCAAGTCAACCATCACCAAAGCCGTTCCGCAGGCTTCTCCTGTAACTATCCAAAAGATGGTTAAGGACGCCTACGACAAGACTCTTGAGTTACTTAACCAACAGCCGCAAACCATCGCGCAGATTCAGAAGTTCCGCAACGATGCCTCCAGGGGCAAGCAAGGCATTGCCGAACACAAAGCGATTGTGTCCTACATCAGCGGGAGAGCGAAGCTAGTCATCCCGAATGCAACCAAGGCCGTGATCAATGAGTGGTCGGGCGAAATCCTCAAATTCAGTCAAGACAAAACCGACAAGCAGAAAGCCATTGCCGCGAAAACGAAGGATGTAGGCACCGGCCCGCAAGGAACTACCTCGGCAGCAAACGGCGCACCGCCTAAAACCGGGCAGCAGCGCCATGTCAAGGATGTTCTAGCCGAACTGGCTGCGGGTACTTACGTCAAGCGCTAGTAACCGGGGATGCCTTTCTAGAAAGAGATTAGAATGGCCACAGTTGAAGCGAATGCCACTCCGCTAGAGAAAGAACTTATCATCTACGAGAAGGGCATCCCTGAATTACTCGAAGTTGATACGCCGCTGTTGAGTTTGATGGAGAAACAAGAAGCTGATCCAGTTTCCAACCGTCCAGCGCGTATCCCGCTACTCACGCAGATTGGCGGAACGTTCCAGCAAGTCTCAATGGATGGAGTTGCCCTAGGCAACACTTCCGGGCCTGTGTGGAACGTCGCCACACTCACTCCCTACTACTTCACCGGTGGCTATAGCTGGACGCTTTTGGCCCAGTACGCTACCCAAGGTGCAGAGCGCGGAGTAAAGTCAGTTACCGGGGAAGTTATGCGGCTGTCCATCAAGCAGTTCCGTGCATATCAGGACATGCTGATGAACACCTCCGGCAATGGCGTGATTGGCACCATCACCAGCGTTGCCACCGCAGTGTTCACCCTAACGACCGATGGCTTTAAAGAAGAGCTATTTGCCATTGGCATGAACATTCAGGTCTACAACGCAGCGCTTACCACCAACCGCGGCAGCGCCAACGTGATTGCACAAGACCGTGTAGCGCATACCATCACGGTAGACGCGGCGCCGGGCGGCACGATTGCCACGGATTTGATCGTTATCGGCGGCTTGACTGGCACGCTAACGATTCAATCCTCGCTGTTTGGCGTGCAGTATCACAACTCCGACGCTACTTCCGGGCTGTGGCTGAACATCAACCGCGCAACCGTATCGAACGTAGTTACACCGTCAGTGAACGCCGCCAGCGGCGCATTGGTCACTTCCTTCATTCGCGCGGCGCTCAACCGCATCCGCATCAACTTAGGTGATGATTTCTTCAACCAGGAAGATACCAAGCTGATTGCCTACATGCACCCGTCACAAGCGGATGCGTATGAGTCTTTGGCCATCACGGAATCCGTGATCTACAAAGATCCTACCGGCAACCAGAAGGTAGACTTGATGTTTGATAACCAGCGGGGCTTGAACATGTCGAACGTGCCAGTGCGCCAGTCGATTCACTCTGACCGCACACGTATTGACTTCATGTGCATGAACTACTGGGGGCGCATCGTGGCTACCGACACGGGCTTTGTCAAGTTTGGGGATCAAATCATCTGGCCCCAATACTCTGGCGGCACGCAATTGGTTAGCACAGCGATGTTCTACTTAAAAGCGGGGCTGCAAGTCTACAACCGCAACCCGCTTTCTAGCAGCTACATCAAGGCGCTGGCACTTCCTGCTGGCTCAATCTACTAGTGATTAGACCTGTACCGCACCGACTCACGAAGCGCATCACCGAGATAGGAGGGAAGGCTGACAACGGCCTTCCCCTATTTCGGGTTATGCGTGGCTGCGACCGTTTCACGCTGATTGGCGGGGAATGGAAGCACCACGACGCTAGCGGCAACATAACCGGCTCGCATGTGGGCTTAGAGCGGGTTCTGAAGCATCCTGAGGCCAAAGATCGCTACATTTTCGAGGTTTGGTGCCCACCGGAGAACTATGGGACACCAGAAAAGTGGAAAGAAGCGTTTACAGAACTAATCAACGGGCAGTTCATCGACACGCTTGGCCCATTCCCAAGAGAAGGCGAGTACGAACTCGTCCGGGTCATCAAAACCCCGCAAAAAGGTGCCTTCGTGCCGCTCACTGAAGCGATTTGCGATGCTCTTGTTACTACGGCAAAGCTTAATCGAGAGTTGCCTGCTCGCATTCGAGTTGAGGCCGCGCGTGACCGCCGTGAAAAAGAAGAAAAGGCCAAAGACCAGCGACTAATCGACAAAATCGAGAGCATGGCACCCGCTTTTGAAGGCAAAACTTTTGTTACCGTTCCAACGGGAAAGGAAATCGCTCAATATGGGTAAGGGAATTCTGATTTGCAGCGTTTCGCCGGATAGTTACAAGTTTCAGCGCTCCTACAACTGGGGCGGCCTCCTGATTCCAGCATGTCCTAAGGATAAACCGTTCTCATCCTTGCTGGTTACCGATCACGT